ATAAAATAATGAATCTACCGGAAGTGTCTCACCTATATATTTGTCAAACTCAGTTGAGTCAGTTTTTAAAATGTTTTTATTTACGACTGTAAAAGCTTTATTGTAAATTTTAAGATCTTCCTCTTCACAATATTTTTTAGCTAAAAACATTGTGTTTTTAGAATTACATAAATCGTCTACTAGCATGACAGGCTCATCAGTAACTATACCTTCCATCCTATTAAGAGTACCGTAAGTTTTTCTGTCTTTTCTTATAGAAAAAGCATTTACGTTAATACCAAAAGAAGGGGCGGTCATAGCTAGACCAACTATAAGAGGTGTTGATCCGGTTTCTAAACCTGCTATTTGAAAAGGTGATTTTTTAAATTCTTCTGCGTACTTTGACCAAAAAAGCATACCTGTGTATGTGAGAAATTTACTATTAAACAGCATTTTACGTAAATAAAATTGCCATATGTAACGATCACCACTATGTGTTAGTAAAACAAAATTTCTATCACCTGGCGGTCTTCTTATTATACAGTTATCATTTATATAATTATATAATATTGATCTCATTTCTTTTATTTCATCATCAGAGAATTGCATTTTACACTCCAAATTTTAATATATATTTTTCTCTAATATCTAATAACGGTTTAATATAATTATCTCTACGGTCTTCAAAAATCTGAGGCTCTTCATCATCTACTGAAATAAGAATAACTATTCTACTTACTGGGATACTAAATCTCTCTTCGTACATAATAGCATATGCTGTAGCCTGACAAAAATAATTAAGAATGTATTCTTTATTCTTTGGCTTTCTCGCTGTCTTAAAATCTATGATAGCCAACTTACCTTTCCATTCTGCAATACAGTCTACTGTACCAGCCATCTTAAGATAATCTGAATACAATCTTACTTCTTGTAGGTGGATGTTGTCGATGTTTGTGTCAAGTTGCTGTTTAAGTAATCTGAAGTTTTCAACATCATCGAAAGTATATTTAGAGGTATCGATGTTATCATTATTGAGATAGTTTTCGCAGAGTTGATGAATGCGTGTACCTCGAGTAGCTGCTTGGCTGCTAACTCTATTTGCTTCTTCATCACCGACTCTATCTCGCCATTGTTTAATTGCATCTGCGCCCATTAATCCTGTTACTGTTGTTACTGATGGATAGAGTTCACCGGTAGGTGTTTTATAGTACCTACCGGTGTCTGTATTTACTTGTTCTAACACCTCAGTTGAATTAAGGATCTTTTGGGGGAGGTGAGTGAAGCGCTTGCGTTGGGCTAAAAGAGCCGGCAGCTCTGACTGGAACTCTGAAATTATTTTCAATTTGTGTCTTCTTAATAATAAAATCTTTAACTAAACCTGATCTAACAATATCATCTTCTACTAATTCAATACATGAAAAATACTTATTCATTTTGTGAAGAATTTTCATAAATTGGAAAATACCAGACTTCTCATCATCCCATTTTAAATCAGTTTGTCTATAATCGCCACAGAAAATAATCTTACAGTTATTTCCTGCTCTAGTAATAATAGTACATAATTCTGAATATGTCATGTTTTGACACTCATCAACAATAATGATTGTATTGTCTAGAGTCATACCTCTTAGGAAAGAAGATGTTTCAAAATAAATGGTATTTTTGTTTTTTAGAATTTCGTAAGCATCCCCTCTACCGTAAAGTTCGGCACAGATAGATTTATAAGGGGCTTCATAAATTTTAGCTTTATCTGCAATGGACCCTGGAAGGAATCCCATATCTCTTGATGGAACAACCGATCTAATGATCGTAACACTATTATAGTCTCTATATTCTTCAATATCTGACAATGCCAAATACAATGATAAAAATGATTTACCTGTACCTGGAAGACCGTGGATTAAAAGATTCTTACCGTTAATAAATTCTTTAAAAATTAACTCCTGGTTCTTTGTCTTAGGTTGTATTGTTTTTAGTTCGAGGCTATTTCTTTGTTTTTGTTGCTCCTGACGCTTTTGTTGTTTCATTAATCTTTTTTCAGCGCGAGATAATGCTTGCATGTAGGCCTCTCTTATTTTACCATGTATTAATAGTGCTCCTTTTACCGCTTGCCTTTTTAATACGCTTTAGAACATCACGAAAGCCAGAATCAGGCTTATGAAGGCCTAATCTGGTTGGGTCTGCAATATTAGGAACGGTGATTTGTTGTTCTAAATGAGGGTTTGCCTCTTTAAATGAATCTAACTCATCCATAGGCATATTAATAATAGATACTTTTTTAGTAGTCTTATTATAGAATGTATAATTAGCCATTAAAATGTATACCCTTAGACGCCCAGTACTTTTGAACGTCATCTTTATTTAGGGGATCCATGCCTTTGGCGCGCATCTCTTCTTCTACTAAATCTTGAAGATATGCTTTTTCTGAAAGATTTTTTGGGTTATAATATTCGTCAATAATCTTGGTAGAATCTGACGGGTTACTGTTCAACATCTGTTGTTGTGACATTTAGCATCTCCTTAAGTTTCGGTCTCATTCTCATTAAAGCTTCAGGTTCGTGTTGCATAATAATATGAACTGTCTCACTAATACCTCTTTTATTACCTTCAATCCAATAGTAATAAGAAATAACAGCCAAGATACAAGTGTAACCAATTGCAAATAAAAAATTTTCCATGTAATTATTCTTCGTCGTATGAAAGAAGGCGATCTAAATTTTTTGATCTTAAAGCATTATCATAATTGCGATATTGCTTCTGGTGTTTATCTCTTTTAACATCTTTGAATGATATATTCTCTTCATCGATGTATCCGTTTCTTTTTTTAGATGGTTTAAAATCAAACTTTTGAAATTTATTTGACTTGTTCATTTTCGCTAATTAACCCTGGAAATGCTTCTTTAACGACAGCTTTAGTAATATTCTTATAAGGTGATTTTTTATCTTTCATAGCAATAAGTAAGTCTGCATCAGCAGGGCTTACCATTTGTAGAATTTCAATAAAAATTTGTTCTCTACGGATTGGTTTCAAATTAGGATTACCACCTTCTATAAACAAATATAATCTCCTAGCTTCATTTAATAAAGCTTTAGGTTCATCATACATATTTACTTTAAAAGGAGGTCTACCTTCTGGAAGAAGAAATTTAATGGACGGATCAAACATGTATTTAAGAATATTCATCAATACTGGATGCCCATTTACTCTTAATGACTCGATAATTTGTTTCTTGTCATCTAAGTCATTTATCTGTTGCAATACCTTAGCAACAGAATTCATTTTAAATAGTGTACTCATATTAAAATTCACCAATGTTTTCCATAAGAAGTTTTAACTTATGTTCTATAAAATAATTAAACAATTTACTGCGATCTTTTCCTGATTCCTCATTATATTTATTAATTACTTCATTTTTAATATTTTCTGGAATCATAGTCAAATCGATCATTTGCTTGTTACGAAGAAAATTACGATCTGCTTGAGGGTCTAAAAGCATTCCACCATCACTATAAATTTTATCTATCTTTTTTTGTGTAAGAGGGCGCTGTCTACCATTAGTAACAAATACATTATCGCTACTAAGAACGTTGGGAACACCATCACCAGTATCACCTTTTAAGATCTGCTCAAAAAGATATTTTTTAGGATCATTGTGAGAGATCCATTTTTTTCTTACAGGATCATATTGCTTAACATTACCAAACGTCTGCAGCTGAATAAAATCTTTATCACCAGAAAGTATAAGAATACTCTCACCATAATTTAAAACATCAGAACCGTTTTGTAGAACTAATGTTGCAATGATATCATCAGCTTCCGCTGATTCCACTTGAATAACTCTGTAAGGAAAATTTTCTTTAATTTCCTGCTTTACTTTATTAAAGCACTCAAATACGTTTACCCAGTCTATCTCTGAGGCATCACGGTTCTTTTTACGATTTGCTTTATAGTAAGGAAATACTTGCTTACGCCAATAATTTTTATCATCACAAGCAATAATAATCTCTCCGTAGTCTTTACCAAATTTAGTTTTGTAAGTACGGAGAGAATTAATTACCATGTGTCTAAACAGTCCCTCTTCGATAGGGATGTTTGTATGATTTCCTAATTGCATCATCAGGTTGGAAATCATGACCTGATTAAAATCTACCAAAATCATTTTAAATGTTCCACATTAATCTGTACTATTAATATAATATGTATAGATTAATTAATCAACTGGTTTTTAATAATTTTCAATAATATCTTGCTTTACACCAAAATTGCCATAGGTTTTTCTTCTAACATTAGTAACCATACCGATATTATTGTAAGGAAGAACATCAAAAATAATGTGAATACGATCCTCGTCGGAATTATTATATGCCTGATGCATTAATTTGTTTTGAAACCACCATACTTCACCTTCATTCCATGTTGATTGCTCATCATGAACTTGCATAACACTGCCATTAGACTTTAATATAAAATGATATCTATCTCTAAAAAGATAATATAATCCGCTATCAAAATGTAAACTAATTTCACTATGAGGCTTTAAATTAACGATCATAGCTCTTTCTAACTTACCTGCACCTTGTTTCAATGCAAAATTGTTTAAAAATTGAAGAGTTTTAGGATAATGATCTAAACCTACTTTAGTTGTTCTTACGTCTTGATTATAATTAAGGTCAGTAATACCGTCAATATTTTTTGCTTTTCTTAATGTAATACTTTCTGTCTGTACTCTATCAGTATTATTTTGGCGGTTTGTATTATCATTCCAATCTTCTGGAACTATTTCATTTAATATATCGGTATAATTAAAATTACCCATTTTAATAAATTTGTCAAAAGATACATGTCTGGTTTTTAAAGCAGCTGATGTAGCCTGACTGAATAACCATCTTATTGATTCATTGCTTTGTGCTGGGTCAAGACACTGATTAAGTAAAGTATCTAATTGACTCTCTAAAATATCGCTCATAAAACACCTGTTATTGAGTAGTTTCTTCTATTAATCTTTCCATCTCTTCTCTTGCTTCACCATCTATAGTGACACAAGTTTCGGCTATTTCTTGGAAAGTGTGTGGTACGTTTTTAATTGAATATAACAAAGATTTTATAGCCTCTTCCATAAAGACAATATTTTTAATGGATGATTCACCTGGCTTTACTTGTAGTCCGTATGATGATAATACTGCAAATACTGCTTCTACAGCATCATCGGCAACCTCATCACAGTAGTCTTTACGTATTAATTCGATATGATCTATTGATTCTTCAGCATTAGTTGGAAAAAATTTATCTGTATTTCTAGTAGGAAATTGTATTACGTTATCAGTCATTGTTACCTCACAACTTTGCAGAGGATGGTATTATTATTTATCCGATCTGAAAAATTGGTAGGTTGAACATTAATTTCATCCATAAGTTTACGGAGAACGATCTTACCACCAGTAAGAACTTTCTTTAACGTTTCTTCTGTCTTTCGACCAATCTTTTTCGTTAGTGATTGGTCGACATCATAACCATCAATAGCAGTGCGCTTAATAGTAAGCCCTGCAGGGCCCCTAGCACGAAATACCGTGAGCTTACTATACTTAGTATCGTAAGTCCAAAGTTCTTGAGCGCCAATAATCGTTGCTGGGTCAATCGATTGTAATTTATACTCATTGAATGCCTTTAGATATGTAAAGTTCTTGAGAAGCTTCTCTGTAGTAGGCGCTTTCTTCTTACGGGGTGCGCGTGCTTTTTTAACATTGCCTGAGAAACGACGACAGTCATTTAACATATCGCTTACTGTTTGATATTTTTCCTGCATTTGTTTCTTAGAGAAGTGCTCATAACCTTCTTTATCACCATTAAGAACATTAAGATACTCTTCCATTAATGGTTGATAAAAATCTGCAATCTTGTTAGAATGCATAGCAGGAATTTCATTCTTCTGCAACCATTCATACATATTAAACTTCTCACCCTTATCGATGAGAGCTTCTACATCACCTATAATATCAGATACACGCTCTCTTACGCGATCCTGAATAGAAGGTTTAACTGCAGCTGGTTTTGTATTCTCTTCTTTAACATCTTCTACATATTTTGCTGCGATTTTAATATCCTCGTTAACACGTACCCAATCATTAGGTTCAAGATCACGATTTTGATTAACAGCAATGCGACATAACCAGGCAGCTGTTGTGGGGAGACGATTATCCGGTATACGGTCAATCAGTTTGACCATGTTTTTATCTGACTTAAAATAATCTTTGAGATACTGGCGAACATCATCTTTTTCAGCCATAACGTTATACCAGTTAAAAGCTTTTAGCAAGTCAACTGTATTAAAAGAAACGTTCTTTGGCTCTTCTCCAAGATACTTCCAATTAACCAAATAATTTTCACTCTTCGTCTTACGAGGAGCTTTCTTTTTAAGAGCTTTAGTGCTGAGGAGACTTTTAGCCATTTACCAAATTCCTTCGATTAGATTCTTGTTCTAGCATCTCTGCCGCTATAAGATAGTGTTGTTCAGATCTCAACAGTTCAGCTTTAAGCTGATTAATTTCTTTTACCAGAAGTTCATTAGCAAACTTTTGACCAAGATACAGCTCGTACCATTTATCTGCATCATCTAATGCTTCTCGTAATTCTTGATTCATTTTTAACCTTTTAGTTTATGTTAGTTTTAGGTTGAGATAAAGAAGGGCAATTTTCAAAAAAGAATTCTGAAAAAGGCATGTTTATTATATAATCTTTTTTAGGTAAAACTTCTACCTGGTTAAATGATGAATCTAAAATATATTCTAATTGGTTTTTTTGTGCTTGAGAAAGAGTATCTGATTCTAAAATTTGTTCTAAAATATCTATAAGAAAATCTGTATTTTTTGGAGTTGAAGGTATTAGTTGAGTGA